CGGAAAATGGAGTTTGGACAACTGGGGCGAGGACGGCCTCGCGTGCAAGTTCAACGGGGGGTTTTACCTGTGGGACACGTCTTCAGGGCTCAGCGGCAATTTGGCGGCCGTTCAAAGCAACGCGCCTACGGCGAGCAGGATCATGCTTGTCTCGGGCGATGACCGTCATGTCATTCTCTTTGGAACGGAGACGACGATCGCGACCAGCGCATCGCAGGATGACATGTTCATCCGGTGGTCGGACCAGGAGGCAACGAACACATGGACGCCAACCGCGATCAATACCGCCGGCTCCCAGCGTCTGACGAGGGGAAGCAAGATCATGGCGGCGATCAGAAGCAGGGGCGTTGTCCTTGTTTTCACGGACACATCCCTCTACCAGATGCAGTTCATCGGACCTCCCTTCACATTCGGATTCAAGCACATTGCCAGCAATTGCGGAGCGGTGGGCATGAACTCGGCCGTTGACATCGGAGGCAGGGTTTTCTGGATGGGCAAGGAATCATTCTTCATGTTCGACGGAGCTGTCAACAAGCTTCCGTGCACCGTGCAGGATCACGTGTTTGACAGCATCGAGCCGAGCGCGCAGGAGGACGTCTTTTGCTCCTCCCTTTCCGACTTTGGCGAAGTGATGTGGTTCTATCCTTCGGGAACTTCCAAGCAAATGGACAAGCAGGTGACATTCAACTATCTGGAGAGTGTCTGGCATGTCGGCACCCTGGCAAGAAGCGCCTGGACGGACCGGACAGTATACGACTATCCGCACGCGACGGAATTCAGTGCGACGGACACGACGACCGCGATCCCGACGGCGTACGGCGTGACGGCGGGCAGGACGTTCGTCTATCAGCAGGAATACGGCAAGAATGACGATGGCAGCGCCATAACGGCGTATGTGGAGTCGGGGGACATGGACATCGCCGACGGTGACCAGTTCATGTCAATGAGCAGGTTCATTCCTGATTTCAAGAACCAATCGGGGAACGTGGACGTGACGATCAAGACGAGGCCTTACCCGTCCGGAACGCAGACAAGCCATGGTTCGTATGCCATTTCCACAAGCACGAAAAAACAGGACACACGGATCAGGGGACGGCAACTCGCCGTTCGCATTGCAAGCGACGCGGTCGATGAGGACTGGCGCTACGGCACGATTCGACTTGAGCTGAGACCTGACGGAACGAGGGGGGCGTAATGAAAATAGACATGTCTTCACCGGGAGCATATGGAATTTTACAGGATTGGCAGAATCAACAAGGAGGAGGTAAACCGGGACTTTCGACACAAGCGGGACTTTTGGGACTCGCAGGATATCAAGGAGGGCAACAGCCACAACATACTGGCATAATACGACAAGCACCACCACAAGGGGGGTGGCCACCACTAAACATACAAGACATTCTTGGAGGAGGAGGGCCGAAAGGACTTTGGCCACCTAGAGGTCATCCAATTCAGTCACCACAACATGGTTTTCATCAATTTGGTGAACAGCTTGGAGGATTCGGTGAAACGCTCGGCGGATACGGAGAGCAACTCGGAGGATACGAGGAGCAACTCGGAGGATTCGGTGAAACGCTCGGAGGATACGGAGAGCAGATAGGTGGTTTCGGCGAACAGATGACGGGAGTCGAGGAGGCCATGGGTGGATTTGGAGAGCAATTTAAAGGTTTGAACAATAGGCTGGACAGCATGGAAAAAGGCATCGCCAGTCTGTCCGATCAACTGCAGCCAAAACAGCCACAGTTCGGTGGTTATGGAGGTTACGGCAGCGGTTACGGCGGTTACGGCGGATTCGGCGGCGGATTCGGATACAGAGGGAGATATGGATAATGGACATAGAAAAAATACCGATGACTCTGTACTATCCCATATATAATAATGAGACCCTCATAAAAGTCGCTCGCATCATCAAGCCGGAGGGGGAGCTGACGGACGAGGATCTGGAGAAGGCGAAAACATACATTAAAAATGAATCTAAATCGGAGTAAAAATGTCAAAGATTGATCCACCCATACTGCCCATACATCCGGGCGCTAGATGGAGTAGTGAATGGGCTGGCACAATGGTATCTTATTATGAAAACAGGGGAGTGGTAACTTCTGCTCCATTCAACCAACTGGTTGACGCTCTTGATCAGACAATCAAGGCTCTCAACACTTCCTACACGCCGGAGCAGCTCCGCGAGGAGCAGGAACGCTTCGCGTTCTTCATAGGACAATAAATGGCGCACAATTACGTAACGAAAAAACTGAACCTGTCAACGACGAGCGCGACGACCGTCTACACGGTTCCGTCTGAAAAGACGGCTTTTGTTAACAGTCTCAGGCTGGTTGAAACTTCAGGAAATAATACATATTTTACAGTGACAATCACGGATTCCAGTGCGAACGTATTTTCTGTCTATACCTCTCTCTTCTTTGTTTCTGCTGGAGCAGAAGCCGAGGCATTTTCCAGAAACATGACCCTGAACGAGGGGGACATTCTCAAGGTCACCGCGGCTGTCGCCGATAGATTGACGATACACGCATCCATTTTGGAGAGGGATCAGGGAGTCAACAACAAGTTCATCGCTTATCGCAATGACTACACCAGCACCAACGAGACGACGGTGTACACCGTTCCGGCGGCCAAGAAGGCCATACTCAGTGAATTTTGGGTCTCCAATGATGATTTAAGCAACGCTACGGGTGTTAATTACGTTAAAATTTATGATTCAGGAGGCACGGGATTTATTATGGAGCAGGGAACCATGGCGGCTGGCCTAAGCGCTGAAGGAATGTTGCGACCCCAGGTCCTGGATGAAAGCGAGGCGATAAAAGTCACGGCGGGGGCGGCCAACAGGCTTCACACCCATTTTTCAATACTTGAGATAGGGAACCCAGGATAATAATGATTGCAAGGAGGATTAAAAATGGCTATAAAAGATGACATTACCGTGATTGCCGGAAAGACGACCATTCCGGCAACAGACGTGGAAACGACGACCACGGTCAAGCACGCCAAAACAGGGAAAGTCTACGCCGATGAAACAGAGGCGAGAGACGACGTCAACAACCCTGCCACCGATACAACAGAACAGGACATTGTGCGCGACGTATCTGTCAGCGTGAACAAGTTGCCTGGAATATTTGGAGGAACAAGCTGAACATGAGTTTAGGCATGCAGGAAATTCTACCCGACGGAGGACTGGCAAGTTTTCAAAATGAAGTATCCAGGCTCGCCGACTTAGGGCGGTACGAGGACGCGTACATCGTGCACGCCGCCGAAGGGGAGACCGTCGTGCCTATGGCGGTCTTTGATGAAAATCCAAGACTGAAGGCGATGCTGTTCGCGCAGATGCGCGGCATGGGCATCGATCCGCAACAATACATCGTCGGCAACGAACTTAATTCCATCAATCCCGTCACGGGACAGCCCGAATTCTTTCTCAAAAAAATATTCAAGGAGGCGAAGAAAGCCGTTAAGAAGATCGCGCCGTATGCGGGTGTTATTGCGGGTGCAATGGGTGCTGGACCTATGGCGTCAGCGGGCATCGGAGCTCTTGGAGGATATTACGGAGAAGGTGATATGGCAGGAGCGCTGAAAGGCGGACTCTACGGCTATGGAGCGTCCAAGATTCTCGGAGAAGCGCCAATTTACGGTGAAGGAAAATGGTTCCCTGGAATGCGCGCAGGAGGAAAAGGATTATTCGCACCATCGGACGCATGGGCAGAGAATAAATATAAAATGAAGACGTTAAAGCAATTCCATGATGCTGGTGAGATAGGCTCAGTAAAATACGCTAAACTCATGAAAGAATTAAAAGAAAAGCAAGATTTACTTAAAACAGGAAGATTCCCGAACTTGGAGAATTTAGGTTGGGGTGAAAAAGGAGCTCTTGGGCTAGGAGCAACATTCGGTGTCACTGATCTTTTGGCAATGGGAGAAGAGGACAAGGACGGTGATGGAATGCCAGATGACTGGTATGACATACAGCCGAAACATCATTGGGGTGGCAACTTCGCCGCACCGGGAGTAGACTATGCCAACGGCGGCATCATCAACGCCTATGACAACGGTGGCGACGTGCATCCCGGAACAGATGAAATAACAGAAACAGGAATTTTCTCACCAGGAGCTACAGTAGGTGGAGCATCGGGAGCGTTACCAGCAAAATTAAGTACAGGCTTGCAAGATGAATTTGATAAAGTAGGATTAGCAGAATTTGTAGATAGAAGTTCAGAAGAAGAAAAAGAACATAAACTGGCAATGAGACTGGCAACAGTATTAGTGGAACCGGGAGAACGAGTAAGTTTAATGGATATCAAACGGGCAAAAGAAATGATGAAAACAATGTCTTCTGAAGAAATTGGGGCGTTTATTTTTAGAAGAAGACGTGAACTTTTGGGAGGAGGAGTTGGAGAAAAATGGGGTCCAACGGATGAACAAAAATTAGATCAAATGAGAGAAGTAGTTGAAGTATACAATCCTGAAATAGGTAAAAATATGTTTATTACAGCAGGTGATTTAACTAAAAGAGAAAATGTAAATAGGTTTGAACCAGTAAAAGAATACACAGAAGACAAGTACGCCGACGGAGGAATAGCGCATCTGGCAGGCGGATCTTTTCCCCGTATGAGCGGAGCAATTTCAGGGCCGGGAGGTCCGAGGGACGACATGGTACCCGCCATGTTAAGTGACGGAGAATTCGTTATGACGGCTGACGCTGTCAGGAACGCAGGTGGTGGAAGCCGACGCGAAGGGGCGAGGCGCATGTACCAACTGATGAATCAACTACAAGGAGTAGCATAATGGCCGACGAAACGTTAACACAATATCAGCGCCAAGCCCCATACATAGAGGAAAGAGGCAAGCAACTGCTGTCCGCAACCATGGGCGATCCGAATGCCGTCAAGCAGGCGGGTGAATCCGACGAGGCGTTCCAACTGAGAAAATTCGGACGTGCGGGCGTCGCACAGAACATTCCGGGAATGCAGGTCGCGGGACTTACGGCGCAACAGCAGCAAGCCATGCAAATGGCGGGGGGCATCGGAGGATATCAACCTTACCTTGGCGCGGCGTCAAGCGCACTCGGAGCGGGCATCGCCGGACTTCAAGGAGCGCAGCAAATGTACGATCCAAGATCGGCGCAAGCCTTCATGGATCCGTATCAACAAGACGTCACCCGTGACGCCTTGGCGGAAATGGACCGACAGGCGCAAATGGCGCAGCAGGGAGCTGCGGCGGGAGCGGTGGGAGCGGGAGCCTTTGGAGGAGCGCGCGAAGGAATTCAGCGGGCGGAAGCGGGACGAAACCTGCAGGACATTAAATCCAGAAGAATTTTTGAAGACCGATCGAGGAACTACCAGCAGGCGCAACAGGCGGCGCAACAGGCGTTCGAGATGCAACAGGGACGGCAGATGCAGGCGACCGGGATGTACGGACAGCTTGCGGGACAGACCGCTGGCCTCGGACAATTGGGACAGCAACTGTACGGAGCGGACATCGGTCAACTGCAGCAGGCGGGAGCGTTGCGACAATCACAGGCGCAAAACGTCCTTGACGCGCAGCGACAAACACAAATGCTCGCGCAACAGGAGCCGTTCCAGCGACTGTCATTCGCGTCGGGCATCCTGACAGGAACACCGGCGTCACAGATGACCGTTCAACAGCAACCGGGCACCAATCCGTTCATGCAGGCGGCAGGCCTCGGCATCATGGGACTTGGAGCATACAAGGGCGTGAACATGCCTAATATGCCATTCTAATGGGCGTACTGGACAGAAAATTATTCGCACCCGTAAGGATGCATGCTGGAGGATCACCTCCTCACGCACCAGAAGGGCACACGCATAATTTAGGGGATCCTAATCTATCGGATGAACAATACACTAGTAAATTAGCTCAGGAGATTTTATTTGGTATAAATGAACAAGAGGATTCAGACACGTTTTCAGGAATCATGGAAGGATTTGATGTTGAAGGAACTGAAGGAGCTTTAATAAATCCAGAGGCTATTGTTCAAGCAATACACGGCAAAAAGAAAACGAGACAAGATTATGAGGACGAAGCAAGATTAATATACAGCACGGATCTTTCCGCGGAACGGGCGGAAGTGGAGCGTCAGAAAGAAGAAGACATCGTGGCAGGGATGATCGGCTTTGGCGCAAGATTAATGACAGGACGGGGCAACGCCCTCGACGTTCTGGGACAGGCGGCGGAGGAAACGCTTCCTGAATTCATGACGGCAAGGCGTGCGACACGAAAGGATGTTATAACTCTCAAGGGTCAGGAAAAGGAAGCCAAGAAAGCCATTCAGTCCTATGTGATGACAAAGCAGCAGGAGGATAAGATTGCACGTGGCGAACTTATGTGGGATGCCACAAAAGAAAATTTAGGATTTCTTCAGGAATTCAGCAAGGCAAAGGCCATCAATGACTGGGATATGGAAAAAACAATCGTCCCTGTGACAAATTTGTCAACAGGACTTGGAACGGAAGTTAAATTAATTGACTACTTGAATGACATGAATCTTCCACAAAGCCAAAGAAAATACATGAAGGAAGTGGACTATGAAAAGCCATTTGTAATGTATGACGGAAATTGGGGATCTAACAGGGTGTTCACGAACTATGAGGCGTTTTCCCAAATGAACAAGGCCAATCCGAAAAGGTTCAAGGACGCTTTAAAGGATCAGGACAACGTCAAGGACATGGTCAACGGCCAGTTCACCAATCCTCAGACAGGGGAATACGGGTGGAGTGTCATACGTGAATTGGATACCGGCGACTATGAAATGCACAAAGTGGATGAAAACGGCGATCCCGTTCTCAATGCTAACGGCACGAATGTATGGATACCGATAGGGGCTGGAATAAAAGACCTTAATGTCGGCGATCCTCTGACCGTGACTCCGGCTGATATTTCACCGAAGTCACTGAGCGATCAGCTAGGAACCATTCTTATGTACGATCGTAACATTCGAAGTCTTAATAAGATTATCTCCAATTTGGCCGACAAACCGACCCGTGCTGGTATCGTAGGTCTAGTTAAAGAGATGTGGCAAAAAGGCGAGGGAATGATGTCCGATCTCATGGATGCCCAAGCAAGAGAAGATATTTACCAGGGAGCGATCCGTGATCTTAATGAAAGTGGAGCGGAGACTCCGGAAGATGAGGCGGCGATCAAGGCATTGTTTGATCCGACCAACAAATCTTATGATGAGTTTTGGGGTGATTTTGATCCGGCCTTGGCGGAAAACAGGACGCGTGCCCATGCGATTGCATACGCCGTGGCGAGAGCGCGTAAGACAACAGGCCGTTTGAACTTGGATGACGTTAAAAGTGCTCGTGAGAGTTTACATATAACGGCATTTAAGGATGCAAGGACAGCGATGGAGGAACTTTACACCATCCGTGACGAGTTATCAAATGCGAATAATGACATGAAGATGCTTTACGAACACAATAAAGGAAAATATCCGGAAAATTACACAGGAATAAAACCCCCGATTGACGTGGGAGATCTTCCGACCCCTATATATGAAGAAAAACCGCCTGGATCGGGTAACTTTGTAATAACAGGACATGTATTCCCATGGGACAAATAGAATGACAACCTGGGCGTCACCAGAAGCAAAAGCTTCCCATGAATTATATTCTAAAAACTACAACAAGTGGTTGAAGAAGCATTATCCCGATCAGTACGGCAATTGGGTTAACAGGGGACCGAAGAGACGTTTTGTTAAAAAAATGGGCGGCAAGCTCGGAACACTAGCGTTACTGTATGAGGGACTGAAGGAAGTTTTTGACACGGGAAACGCTCTTACGAATATAGAGGAGCGGGAATTTAACCGCGCAGGAGTTATAAAGCAATATGAGACTGACATGACACCGGAAATTATTTATAATGAAAAGGGATTGGCGACAGGATTTAAAGCGCCGAAAGGATCGGATGTGGATATGTCAAGATATATGCCGTATCAGGCAATGAAAGCGGAGCCAACAGTACCCATGATCCCGGAACACGATGAGCCTCAACTCGAATGGATCGACCCGATGAATGAATGGTGGCCAGTGGATGAGAAACATTCTTATGAACAGCCTCATCCTATAAAACAAGTAGCTTCTCATTTATGGGAAGGAACCAAGGAAGGCATATCGGAAGGATGGGAAGACATTAAACATGTCACTCCTCCGGAGATACGAGAAAAGGTGAAGGAGGCCGGATCACTAGCTTTAGCTGCTCCAAAAGCGGCATGGGAATACGGAATAAAGCCCGTGCTTCAACCAGTCGGAGACGAGGAGAACAGATAATGGCGGAAAAAAAACAAGAATTGGAAGTTTGGAGCTGGAACGAAAATTTTCCCGGCACTGATTTTGAGAAAGAATACGGTCTTTCAAAGGAAATGCTTGAAAAAATATTCGGCGATAACGACATAAAGGTTCGAGTTCCGGACAAGAACAGCTTCTTGAATCCCAAGGAGGCGGAAACAAACGTGGAAAAATTTGAATCGGAAAAATTGATCATACAGGATCTAATCAATTCCATTCGAAAACAAAACGGACTTACAGAAAAACCCAGACAGGCCTACAGTCCGGAGGAATTGGAGGAATTAAGGCTGAAAGCGAAATATCGAGCAGAGTTGGACAGGGAGCACGACCTCATCAAGGATCCTCAAAAAGTTAAAGTTGCGGAATGGAAACAGAAGTTCGAGAACGATAAAAGAGGCTGGACTACCTTCATGACAGGAGCGGGACGCGAGGAAGGATTTAAAGGACCGGATGAAGGAGCATGGGGAACTGCCAAGGGCATATACCAAGAAGGATGGGACAGTGAAAAAATGAAAAAATATTTTGGTGATTCCTTTATGGGATTACAGGCGACAGGAGTTCGCCTTCTTCCGGATAACAATAAGCAGAACTGGGCAATTACAGGAGAGTTTCTGGGAAACCTTCCTTTTTATTTTTTGAGCAAAAAGAAAGCGGCACAAAAATTTATGAATCCCAAGGTTTACGGTATGGGATATCCTGCGGATGTGGCTAAAGTAGCGGGATCCGCAAGCGTTGGCGCCTACACGGCGGCAACAGCATACGATGCCGTCAATCACATTATTAGGCAATTGGACGGTCTTCCTGATCCTGAACTGTCAACCGATCCACGCGTGGAGAATTTACTGCATGCGCGAAACGCCCTCATCTTTACGGGTGGCGCGGCGGGACTTGACCCTCTTTTTCAAAAAATAAAAGGCGTAACAAGATGGGCGTACGGCGTCAACAACGGCACGAACGCGCAGGCACTGGCGAAAGCGGCAATCAAGCAGGAGGTTCCTTTCGGAATTGCCCACGTGACCGACAGGTCATGGGCGAAATGGTACGGCAAGGTAGTCGGTGTATTCCCATTCGTGGGAACGCCTCTCCGTGCACAGAAGGCGCAGATAGCGTGGTACTTGGACAAAAGATTGATGGACACCTTCAATGAACTAGCACCTTTGTCTTCCGTTCAGCAGGTAGGTCTTCTCTTGCAGGACGCGGCGCATCACAAGTTTACCAAATACGCAAGGATGAACGCTCAATTCTATGATGACTTTTTCAAGAAAGCCACGGCACTGGATAATATGGTTGGAAGACAGGGATTTGTCCCAACAACTCGCATTAAAAATTTGTCCAAGGAATGGAAAGAGATGGCGGAGGCACAGAAATTGCCGACACACGCATATGAGGAAGGATTGCCACGGGAAATAGGTGGCATTCCGGCTGCGGCTGAATTTGAAAAATTCCTGATGTCCCTGGCAACAATCGATGATTACATTACCGCCAACCAATTCAGGGGACTGCAACGGGAATTCAACAAGTCATGGAGGGAATACGCGCAAAAATACGGAGCGGAGGCGGGAGATTCCATAGTCAGTGAGTCAAATAAATTTAAAAAAGCCCTTGAAGAGGGACTGAACGACACTCAAATGTGGAGACTGCCGAAAGGACAGGACGGACTGCCTATTCCAGGAGCGGCGGAACTGATGGAACAGACCATTCATTCCCTGAAAAGAGCTAATAAGTATTTTGGTGACTTCGCGAATACATATGATGTTCCAATAGCGAAACGATTCACCCTGGTGGATGAAAATGTTTTCGCGGCGGGAACGATTGAAAAGCCGGGATGGATGAAGGCGGATCAACTGGCCGAGGATATATTTGATAATTTTTTCACTAATAAGCCAAGTGCGGAATCACTGAAGGATCTTGGCAAGATGATCACGCGAAACTACAAGAATCCAAATAAGGATCCATTGAACATGGCGGCAAGGGAATATATGCAAAAAGTGTTCAACCGATCGGCGGAATCCGTCGCCTATAATCCGGCAAATGGACAGTTCAGAATTAATGTTGGAAAGGTCGATCCAGTTCTAGGTGTTCCTTACAACGTGATGATGCTTTCCCCTGAAAAAGGAATAGTCCACGTCAACGTTTTCAATCCAGCTCATTTTTCCAAGCTCTTGAAATTGGGAACAAAGGACGGAGAGGATTTCCTAACGGAGCTGTGGACACAAACCCATCGCGCCGAAGGGAAAAATTTTACGGCAAAACAAGCCAAAAATGCCATAAACAACATGGATCAACTGCTGAAACTGGCACAGCGTGGCTATGAGACGAAGATCGCCGAGACGGCGCAATTCGTTGCCCGTCGTGCAACGTTGGCAGGTGTTTCAGGAATCACGGGAGCGTTCCTTGCGACATCCGCGGGAGTGAGTCCGTTGACAGGCGTTGGCATGGCATTGCTCGCCCGTCACCAGTCAAAGATTCTAACAAATCCTGACACGCTGGAATGGCTTGTTAAAACCATTGACGATGAAATACCCGACAAGATCAGGCGATCCAACTATGCCCGTCTGGCGCGTGTTCTCTTCAAGGATGAACCTAACATACCGGAAGGACTTGACATCAAGGACCCGAACGAAGTGATGAATTATCTCATGGGACAAGATTTCAGCATCGCGAACAGTCAATCGATGCTTCCTCCGGGCGAGAGAAGTGCGACAGGCGTCAAGAAAACGTTCGAGCCTGTCAAGGGACCGATATTTCCGTTTGCAAAGGAAGAAATATACGAGATGCCCACAAAAAACACCACGGGCAAGGGACCGATAGAATCAATGGGTCAGGAAGAATACATAAGACAAAATATGGAAAATAAACAATCAAACAACGTCTCGGCGGAAGTCAAGTCGAGAATGGCATCAAATTTTGTACGACAAAAAGGGGTACCAGGATCAACAACATTCAATCCCAACCAACGTGAAGCGTTGGCGGGAGGCAACCTGTACAGCGCCATCGCGGCGGCGAAGCACGGAGGCGCGGTCTACAATGACGGCATCATGAACCTCGCGAACAGAAGGAGGGCGTGATGGTCAAGAATCACTTAAAAAGCGTGAAGGACGTAACGGCCCCGCTTAATTGGAAGTCATCACCTGACTCACCTGAGACGCAACTGGCGTACGTGACCCAGGATGAGATCGACATGATGGTCGACGCCAACATCCACGGATCAATGGACGGGAAACCTAACGTCGGACCGAAGGGAATTATAAGTCTGGATGGTGCCGGTAGTTCCTATCGAGGCAGTAGAAGTAGTGGATCTAAATCAACATCAACGTCTAGTGGCGGATATGATACTAAGGGTGGCCCGGATGTACCAAGTGATGAAGAGAAGGAGAGAAACAGGCGGGAGAAGGAGAGAAACAGGCGGGAATATTTGGCAGAATTAGAAAGGAAGCATGCGGCGGAAGACTCAGCAAAGGAAGCGGCAAAGAAGGAGAAGATAAGAACTGAAAATAAAAGACGGATAGAGGAGGCGAGGAAGGAGCGCGCTGGAGAGGCGATTCCTACCATAGCCGAGGAAAGGGCAGCTTCGGGGCAAGTAGATAAAGTAAAGAAAGCCGTCAGGGAGGCTCAATTAAAAAGATCGGGAGCGGCTCGTTTTTACCCGGAATTTGCGAAGGACTATGACGAATCATATGATTCATTGAACCTTACAGGAAAATTAGAAAATCTATCTGATAGAATAAGTGATGCCGATCTTTTCTTACAAAACTATATTAATTATCCATCTATCCTGGGAATGGGGGTAGAGATGTTTAAATCATTCGGCCTGGACAAGGAAAAGATCATGAAGAAAATTATGAACAAAGAGCCTTTGTCGCGGAATGAAGAGCAGGCCATAGCGGGATTTCTCGCCGCGCAAAAGCGCAACGCCAACGTTATTCCAAAGCTAGGAGCAACATTTAGATGGGGATTTCCAGGTTACAAAAATTTGATAATGGGATCAGACGAAGATTTCCAGGGTTGGAAAGGATTTAAAACTGATAAAGAGTATGAGAGGATGATAGACGAATATTACGAAGGGAAGCCCGGAGGACTGGGGGATCTATTCGGTCTTCTTGAAGGAAGAAAGGAAGGGGAAGGAGACACCCTTGAGGAGTTAAGGGACAAATTGACTTCCGGGGAGGAGCACTACCTGAAGACGAACAGGCCTGACTTGTATTACAAGTTCAACACCCCTCAGACCAGCGGAGGCATCGCGGACCTGGCCGGTCAACAACTTATGTCGACAGAGGGACTAGGAGGGGAAGATTTACAAAGGGCCAAGGATTTCAACCAGCAAGTGTTCAACGCGCGGAACGAGCTGGACAGGCAATGGGGTGACGACGGACAAGGAGGCGGACAGGAGGTCGCGAGCATGCCGACATTCACCGACGTCAACAACAACGGAATTCTAGACTACTTGGAAACTGCGGAAACCGGCACTACGGGAACTGGGATTACGGGAACTAGCGCGGGCAACCAATTAGCTTTCGCTTCCCCGGGAAAAATTGGATACATGACTCCTGAAGGCTATCAATGGGGAACAACAGGCGAATATAGTCCGTACGCCGAGGTTAATCTTCAAAACATCAGAAATGGTGGCATCGTGGGACTTTACAACGGAGGCTATTTGAACAATTCCAACGGCGTCATCGGACTGGACGGCGGAGGCTATCTTGACGATTATAAGGCGGCGGACTCCCTGATGTTCAAGGATCCGCAGGAGGATGAGGAATGGGAATACAATGTTTAGCGTGAAGGACACCGTATGGCTTATCGGCGTGGCCGCGGCCATCTTCCTGGCATGGGGCATGATGAGCCAGAGAGTCACGGCGATGGAGAAGAACATCGACCGCATGGAAACGGCGTTGATGACGTTCATCAAGATTGAAAGTCGCATCGCGGTCATTGAAACGGAAGTCAAGAACATCAACAAGAAGCTTGATGATATGAAGAAAAAGAAATGAACTATGACAAGCTTGTGGAATCCGTCAAGAAACACGAGGGATACCGGGACGTCGTGTACCGCGACACATTGAACAAAAGAACTATCGGGTTCGGCCACCTCTGCGTGGAGGATCACTGGGAGGACGGAAAGAAATACGACAAGGAATATTTGGAAAAGATCCTGAAGGAGGACTTGCAGTACGCCATCAACCAGGGGGAGGGCATGTGCAAGGATCTGAAGATTTCGGACGACGCGAAATTCCTGATAATTGAGATGATTTTTCAGCTTGGGAGCGCCGGCGTCCAGAAGTTCCGTCGCATGTGGTCCGCCCTTGAAGAGGATCCGCCGAATTATTTCGAGGCGCACGTACAGATGCTCGATTCGAGATGGGCGAAGCAGACGCCTGAACGGGCGACGGAGATGGCGGAACAGATGCAGAAATGCGCATAATAATGTTCAGTATGGCTATAATATCATCTTTATCGATCCTGCCTGGATGCTATGATACGAACAAGCTCAGCGTCAAGCCGTCGACGACCACGGTCACGTACGGACAGGACAGGAGCACGGGTGAAAAGGACGCCAAGAATGACGTCCTGACGAACAGTC